AAAATTTGCAAATGTTATTGCCTGTACTAAGGATTAGTGCTAATATATCCTAAGAAATGCCAATATTCGATCCAGAAGGTAAATGTCCACTTTTAAATAAGAAGTGTATTAAACATCAATGTGTTTGGTACAATATGCTTCAAGGTAAAAACCCTCAAACAGGTGCAAACGTACAAGAATGGGGATGTTCCATAGCTTGGATTCCTTTGCTTTTAGTTGAAAACACTGGAAAACAAGTGCAAACAAATTCTGCTGTTGAGTCTTTTAGAAATGAAATGGTGAAAGCTAATATGGTGACTTTAGCTCTAGTTAATGAAAGCAATAAAAAACAAAAAGAAGATCCTACAAAACAAGTAGGAAGTATTTGGAGTAATATAAGTCAAGGACAAGATGCCCTTGCAAACGGGGAGGATCTTTCTGAAGATTTACAATTGCTTCAAGGTAAAAAAACTGTTAATAATAAGAAAGGAAAAACAAAGGTAAAAAAAGATGCCCGTAACAATAAACAACGTAACAATAAATAATCAGCTAACTATTATTAATGATGCTGATGTTAATCCATCTAATTCCAATAATGGACCTAAACTATACTCTGGTAATACAGAAGTTGATGTTAATATCGACGGAGTAGTCTACTTGAATTTAAATGGACATGATATTGTTCCTGCTAATGTTCATGCCTTACAATACAGACCAGCTACATCATCTGGTTGGATAGAGTTTGACGGAACAGTAGCTAATCAAGAAATTACTGAGTCAGAGATTCCAGCTTGGGCAAACACAATGATTACAAGATGGAACGGTGAAAAAACTTATTGGAGCACTTACAATACAACCTACAATAATCTTTTAGCAAATCTTGATGTAGAATCTGCTAGTTACGAAACTGATGTAGCTAATGCTCAAACTTCTGCACAATCATCTGCAACCACAGCAAAAAATAATATCTTAGGTGCTTAACCTTAAAAACGAAGTTTTAGAGTATTCCATCACAATGAAAAATGTGATGAAAAAATCTCTTGTAAATCTCATCAATGAAGAAATTTATTCTGACGTGGAAACATGGGGTAATGGAACTATCGCAGCAGGAGAAGATCACAACATCAGATCTGTAAAAGTTAGTTCTTTTTTAGAGAATGAAATCGGAAATTCTGTATCAAGAAGAATTATTTATAATGAATTAAAAAAATTTACATCTCTTGTAAATCATGAATATACAAAAAATGTTTGTCGTTTTTATGATTCTGACAAAAACTATTTTCAGTTTCTTTATTATGATGCAAAAACGAGAGGTCATTACGATTACCACACTGATCATTTTCTAGAGAATCCTAGAGTTTTAACAATTTTAGTAGGACTAAATTCAGCAGATCAATATCAAGGCGGTGAACTTTTTGTACAAAATCAAGAAGAAGGAATAAAACTAGGTATAGGAGATTTAGTTGCTTTTCCTTCAAATTTTATGTTTCCTCATAAAGTTAATCCAGTAACAAAAGGACATAGGAAAGTTTTAGTTATATGGACCCAGTAAATTTTTTTAAAGAAAATAGTTATGTACATGTTCCTGGATTACTCAGTCCAGAAATGAATAGTTTTATATACAACTATTTGATAATTAAAGCTTGTACAAATGTGCCTTTTGAAAACAAAGAGGAAGAGTCTGAATATATTAGATGTTGTTATATAGATACAGTAATTGAAACATTATCTTCTGTTCTATTAGATAAAATTTCTCAGGTAACTCAAAAAAAATTATGCCCCACTTATTCTTATTGTCGTCTTTATACAAAAGGAGAAATATTAAAACCTCACACTGATAGACCTGCTTGTGAATATTCCGTAACAATAAATTTTGGCGGTGATCCGTGGTCTATTTATTTTGGCGAATATAATAAAGGTAAAGACTTAGATAATGGTTATGCACTAAAAGGTGAAATTACTCCAAATCCTAGTGATGGAGTTATTTACATGGGAGAAAAGTTAATTCACTGGAGAAATAAATTTACAGGAGATCATTGTGCTCAAGCTTTCCTGCATTACATAGACATGGATGGCCCTCATTATCCTGAACACGCCTATGATAAGAGACCAAATATTGGTTATTTAAGATAAGGAGAATGAATGATTAAGACAGAAGAATTAAAAGACAAACAATTTAAAATATTTTTAGGCATGCCAATGTATGGCGGGATGCTTACAGAAAACACCATGCATGGTTTATTACAACTACAACAATGGTCATTTGCAAAAGGTGTGGGTATGCGTGTTCAAACCATGGGTAATGAAAGCTTAATTACTAGAGCCAGAAATACTATTGTTTCCATGATGATGGATCAAACAGACTATGTTGCGACTCACTTGTTGTTTATTGATGCTGATATAGGATTTACTGCTCAAAACATAGAAAGACTCATTTGTGCTGACAAAGATGTAGCTTGTGGTATTTATCCTCGAAAACATATTCATTGGGAAAAAGTAATTCAAACAATGAAAGAAAATCCTAACGCAGCAGAAGATGAGTTAGAAGTTAAATCACTAGGATATAATCTTAACTTTGATGATCCTAAAAATGTCAAAATGGAAAACGGTTTTGCAAAAGTTAGTGAAGCTGCAACTGGTATGATGCTCGTTAAACGAGAAGTCTTTCGTACCATGATGAAAAAGTTTCCTGAACGTAAATATGACTCTGATCAAATAATTAATGGCAAGTCATTTAAATCAGACAATTGTTATGACTTGTTTGCAGTTGGTCCTTACAACACAGGTAAGGGACAAATACGATACTTATCTGAAGACTATTATTTCTCAAGGTTATGGCAAGAATGTGGAGGGGAAATATGGGCTGACGTTGCTATGCCTCTTACTCATTTTGGTAATCGTGCATTCAAAGGTCATGTAGGATCTTTATTTGCAAAAAAATAAAGATGTATGGAATTAGAGTTTTATATAATTTTTTACCACACATAAAAGATATTTATTCTCTTTGTAAGAATTTACATTTTTATTCAAACGAAGATTTCAATAAAAAATTTCCACAGGATCAACAGAGTTGGCCAGGATTAAGAACAGAAAACCTTAAAGAATCTAGTCCTTTTTTATATATTCACATTCATACTCTTTTACAACAATCGCTTAGATTTAACTATAATGAATATAGTAACATAGCTATGTATTGTCATGTGCGTTTCGAGGAGGATGATTCAAAAGACTGGGTTCATGTCGATCCCACAGACACTGCCATAATATATTTATCTCCTACCAACTTAAATTCTGGAACTAACTTTTATGATGGTGAAAAAGAAAATCTCGTTGGATCAACAAAATTTGTGCAAGGATCTTGTGTTTTTTTTAATCGAGGTATAGCTCACCGTTCTATTGGAAATCATGGAACTAATATGGATGATGCTAGATTAACCATAAACGTTTTTTTGGATCGATAATAATTGAAGTATAATTTTAAAAATTATTTACAATCAGATATTACTTTATTAATTCAAGCAATAAATACTCTTGGAGAAGGTTTAGTAGGTCTTGAACTAGGTGTTTTACGAGGAGATAGTAGTATGACTATCTTGCACAATTGTTCTATTGAAAAACTTTATTTGATTGATAATTGGAAACCTTATCATGATTATTTAAAAACTATTCCCGATGGAAAGCCTGCTTCTTATATGGATGAAATAAATCAAGAAGTAAATGAGTTTCTTACTCGACATAAAATTAAAAACTCAGGTCACACTAATAAAGTTGAAATAATAAAGGAAGACTCTATAAAAGCATCGGCTTTTATACCAGACAACCATTTAGATTTTATTTTTTTTGATGCAATGATGACAGAATCTCAAACATATAAGGAAGCTTTTGCTTACTTACCTAAAGTAAAAAAAGGAGGTATTTTTATGGGCCATGACGCTAATGCTTTACAACAGGTCATATCTCCCATAGAAAAAGTGAAGACTCATTTTAAAAATGACAACAAGATAAACTCTTTTGGTAATACTTTTTGTTTTAGAATCTAATAAAAATGAATGAACATATAATTTTAAAACAATCTTGTTTCACAAAAAACTTTACAGGAAACATAGATATAATTGAAAAACATGTAAATCATATTAAAGAATTTGATGAAGGCAGGGTTTGTAGTAACAAAGGAGGATATCAAAGTAATGATATTACTTTTGGTTTTCAAGAATTAATTAAGTCTATCCTAGAAGGATTTAAAGAACTTAATCTAAATGTGGAATTACAAAATTTTTGGTTAAATATCAATAAAGGCACTAACAGCAACGCTACACATATACACCCTGTTGAGTATTGGTCTGTTGTTTATTATCATAAAGTTTGTTGTGAAAATAGTCCTTTAGTTTTTTCATCTCATGTACCTTTGATACATGAAGCTACAAGTGCATATAATCCTCTTCCTCAACAAATAATTTATTTCCCTGGTTGGTATCCTCATTCTGTAGAAGCGTGTAATCAAGCCGATCATGAGAGAATTTCAATAGCTTTTAATTTCCTTAAATTGTAGTATATTGGCACAATGCCATTAGTTAATTTTAGACCAGCACCAGGCATCAATAAAGAAGTAACCGACTACACAGGCGAAGGCAAGTGGACAGACGGTGATAATGTACGCTTTTTTCAAGGATTGCCACAAAAAATCAAAGGATGGGAGAAATTTATCTCTACCACTTTGGTAGGTGTCGCTCGTGATCAACACGCTTGGGTAGCTTTAGATGGTACTCGATATAATGCGATTGGCACAGATAGAAAATTATATGTTATTCAAGAAGGCTTAGCCTACGATGTCACACCTATTAGAAGAGGGCCAACAGCTCTTACTGATCCGTTCACAACAAACGCAACCACCTCTGTTCTAGTCACCGATTCAGGACATGGTTGTGTCGAAGGTAGCTTTGTTACGTTTGATTCGTTTTCAGCGATCGACGGTTTAGATATGAATCAAGAGTTTGAAGTGACATCCGTAGTTAATACTTCTGCTTATATTATTACACACACAAGTGCAGCAGCAGGTTCAACCGCAGGTGGTGGAGGTGCTGGTAATGCTAATTATCAAATTAATCCTGGTCCAGAGTTTTCTTTACCTGCTTTTGGTTATGGAACAGATACTTATGGTACAGGTGCTTGGGGAGAACCCTCTACAAGTTCTAATGTTACACTAGAGGCAAGACAATGGTCCTTAGATAATTTCGGTGAAGACCTTATCGCTACCGCTTTAAACGGAGGAACTTTTCAATGGGATACTTCAGTTGGAGTTTCGACAAGAGCATCAGCAATTACCAATGCGCCAACTGCTTCTAGATTAAGTTTAGTTTCTACACCTGATCGACATTTAATTATTATGGGCACAGAAAATACAATTGGTACCACAAGTTCACAAGATGATTTACTTATTCGATTCTCTGATCAAGAGAATATAACCACGTATCAACCCACAGCAGAAAACACTGCTGGTTCACTACGCATTGCCGACGGCTCACGGATCGTGGCAGCTGAACGCTCCAGAGGTCAGATACTAATTTGGACAGATACCTCACTTCATTCTATGCAATTTATTGGTCCACCTTTTACTTTTGGTTTACGTCAACTAGGTCAAAACTGTGGAATTATAGGTAGTCATGCAGGTATTGATTTAAACGGTGTTAGTTATTGGATGTCACAAGACTCTTTTTATCTTTTTGATGGTTCGGTTAGAAAACTACCATGCACAGTAGAGCAGTTTATTTTTAATAATATTAATATCACTGCTTCAGAAAATTGTTTTGCAGGGCACAATGGGGAGTTTAATGAAATAATTTGGTTTTATGCAAGAACAGGTTCTGATCAAATTAATGCTATCGTGGCGTACAACTACTTGGAGCAAACTTGGTGGACAGGAACATTGGCTCGTACATCATGGATTGATAGAGAAGTTT